AGAGCAAATCAAGCATTTGCTCACTCACGGCTTCTAAGAAAACGCCTTGGACAGTGTTTGCCATACTATTAAGCAGACTTGATGCGCTTCAATGCGGCACCGTTGCCAACTGCAACACCGTAAAGCACTCCCATGGTCAAGTAGTGCTTACCGGCAACGTTGTCATAGAAAGTCCTCAATTGCAGCGGAAGCTGTGTTGAACTATCTACGATGTCTGCCACTTGAACGCTACCATCAGCAGGCGCGGCTGGTGTGCGTGCCGCCAAACACAGCGCGGAAGGGTGCAGCGCAATAGCGGCAAGATTTTCGCTGTTGGTTGGGATGCCGGTGTATTCGTAGAGGCTGAAACCATGCACGCGCTGGGCTGCGTTTTCCTGCACGCCGGCTGGGGTGCCGTAGCTGGAGGCATCCTGCACGATGGCATCCTTTTGGATGCTGGCGTAATAGGAAGGCGGCAGAATCAACGCGCGCTCGCTCTTAGGGCATTTGGCGGTGGTCAAGTCGGCTGCCAAATCAGCAACTTCGTCAACGTCGAAGTTGGCGGCAGTAATGACCTCGTTGGCGCTGAAGTTAGCGTTTAGCACCAGGGCGAGCAAGTCGTCCATTACGGCGTCAAGGGTGACTTCCAGAGCAGGCGCCAAGAACACGCTAGAGAGCCAGTCGAAGTTACCAGCCTTGCTGACTTCCATGTCAGTGAAAGCCATGCTGTAGCCCTTAAACTTGTTCAAGGTCACGGTGACGGCGGTTGATGTGACGTCCGTTGCAGCATAGCCGGTCGACAGGTCGCTTGCGGTCATGCTGGATGGCACGCGGGTGGTGACAGATTCGCCGGCGCCGCTAATGTCATCGCTGAAATCGCGAGAGAATGCGCGGAGCGGGTGGAACTGAGTTGAGAGATAATCAAGCGACTGTTCGCTAATTTGGGCAATGTTAATGCCTCCAAGTGTATTGGCCATTTGTTATAGTCTTTCTTTGATGTGTTTGAGGTAGAAAGCGCGGCGCTCTTGGCGGTCTTCAATGGCATTGTATTGATGCCAAAGGGTGTCCATGTTTGCCTCTGGTGCCGGCTCTTCGGTTGCTTCTTCAACTGGTGCCTCAACGCCAACAGATGCGGCGATTTCAACCGCCTTGTCCGCTGCGCTCATCTTTTGCTCCTCAAGAAGTAAATTCGTTTCTTCGAGTAGCTTGATTTTTGATTCAAGCGCCTCGATGTCTTCGGCGTGTTGTGCGCCTAGTTTGGCGATTTCTTCGGCGTGGCTTGCTGCTGCGCCTTCGATTTCTGCCTGTAGGTTTTTATTTGCCTCGGTGGCGGCTTCCAGTTTGCCCGATAGGCTAGTGAGCTCCACGTTGGCTTTAACTAAATCAAGGATGGTTTTCATTGGTTCTATTGGTGATTGTTTAAAGGTTGGTCATGAGTGCGATGACGTCATTGATGTCGTCCACCACTCCATCTGCTAGGCCGGCCTCGATGGCTTCCATGCCCTCGTATACCTGGCCGGTCATTGATGCGTCTGGCACGTTTCGCTTGATGTTGATATCGCCCTTGAATCGCTCGTGCCATTTGTTGACGTTTGCTTGCAATCGCTCGCGCGCTTCATCGCTCAATGGTTTGAAGTCGGCATAATCAAGCTTGTTGTCGCCGGCTGCGATTGCGTTGACTCTCAGCCCTTGGTTGCGCAGATATTCGCTCTGGTCTAGCAATGCGATATAAACGCCCACACTGCCAACCTCGGCGCTTTGACTTAGCAACACACTGTCTGCCTGGCTGGCTATCCAATAAGCCGCACTTGCGGCGGTGCCTTCTGTGTATGCAACAAGCGGCTTTTCAACGCGGCGCATCTTGGCCGCTAGCTCTGGCAATCCCGTAATGGTGCCGCCAGGGCTGTCAATGTGCAGCAAGATGGCGCTGACGTTTGGGTTGGCATCTGCCTCGGCCAATTGTGTGGCAATGTCGTCGTAATCGGTCATCCCAAACATGAGCTCCCAATCGGTAAGCATTTTACCCAGGGGTCCATGGATGTGGATAATGGCAATGCCGTCGACCTCTTCGGGCGTTGGTGGCTCGAATGGCCCGCCGTCCTCTTCGTTGTGTTGATACGCATGGGCGGCCTCCACGAGCGTGGAATGATAGTCTGGGCGGATGGCCCATGGCTCGTTGGCCAACTTATGCGTCAATTTCGCTCTCATTATTAAAAACAGGGTTAGGGGTGCGCTGGCTTAGTAGGTGCAATGCGGTTTCCATTGAGACGTCAAACTCTGTGGCCAGGCGCTTAGCGCGGCTCAACAGGTCACTGGCTTCGCGCTCTACTTGGTCGCGCATCTCTTGCCAATCGTGACCGCGTTCGCCGGCATCTTCGCGCATGGTGCGCAAGCCCATCTTGATGGCGTCTTGGTTGGCGCGCGCTTCGCGGCCAAGGTCGACGGTGATTTTCTTGGGTGCCTGCCAGTTGACTCGCCACCAGTTTTCACTGGGCGGCAAGTCGCCGCGTTTGATTCCGCGCGCAACAACCCATCCCCAAACGCGGTTGCAAAAACGGGAAGTTAAGAGGTCTTGGCGTTCCTCGAATCGGCGGGCGGCTTTTTCTAAAATGAACCTAGATGCGGTTCCTTGCTTGGAGGGTTCCACCACGAACTCGTATGGCACACCAAGACCTAAAGCGACGTCTCGAATTAGGTATTCAAGAAAGCCAGTGAATGCAGGCGATGGCTTGTTGCTGGCAAATGACTGAATGCTTTCTCCTATCTTCAGCCTCGGCACCATGCCGGCGGTGAAGGTATCAAAAGGCACTGTGCCAGTGTCTGCGGCGCCATAACCGTCTTCAATTAAGCTTGTGCCATCGTCGGCAATACCGCCTTGGGTGGTGATGGCCATGCCTATGGCGCTATTCATTTTCACGCCAACCTTTTCAAATTCGAGGATGTCAATGGCATCCCTGATGTGGTCAATGGCGTGGGTGAGCGCTGACACACCGCGCAATTGCGCAACGCGGTCAGGGTCATAGACCAAGATGAAATTGTTGGCGCTTATCGAGCGGTAATCATCGCCATCCTTGACCGTGTAAGAAACAGGGCGGCCAGCGGGTGACACCTTCACACCGTCATGGCCTTCGCCGTAATATTGCGGCCCCTCGCTCAAGATGTTGTGCGATTCGACAAGCTGAAGCTGGGGAAACGCATCTTGGCGGCCAACCATCAAGAAACCAATGTCGCCGTCAACGTCCATTCGGATGGACGCAAGGCGCTGCATCTGTGCGAAATTAAATTGGCCTGCGACATCGCAAACCTTTGACCACTCGGCAAAATAGTCCTCGTAAGCCTTGCTTGCCTCGCCTGCTTGGCTCTGCGGCTTGAGCCCAGTGCCTAGAGCGTAGCGGCTGACATCGTTGACCGCCCCGCGCACCATTCCGTTGTTTGTATATAGCCAACGCGCAAAACCCATAAGCCGCCGCCTAGCGCCTCGGTTTAGCGTGTTGCTAATATCGCTGACAATGTAGGGCAGGCTTGTGCGGAAGCGGTTTGATTCAGTGCCGCGATAATGGCTGGTAATGCTGGCCCGTTTCTTGGGTGCAGTCTCAATGGCGATGGGGCGCCCGTTATGGTCTACAAGGCCGCTCATCTGGAAAACCTGGCGAATGTCATGCGGGCTGGCTTAGTGCCGCTGACAATGCCTTTTTCAATTAAAATGGGGGTGAGTTGTGCGGCGAGCTCGTCTGTGGGCATGACTAGCTCCCTGGTGCCGCTCTGGCTGGCGTTGGAAAACGAGACGGTAACAGAGCCAGACAATATGGCATCAGCGACCCTCTGTTGCAGGGTCGTTAACCATGAGTCAGACTGAAGTCGGAGAAATCCGCTGATGTCACTTGCCATCTATAGATAGGTGGCAATTTGTCACTTTCGACGATTAATCAGCGGTAGAAAAAAGCTTGGCAATGGAGGCAGCCACCACTTGCATGAGCTCGCAATCCCAGGCGTGATTGGCTCGGAATGAAATCCAGCGCAGCGTTGTGCGGCCATGCTTATCTAAAACCTCGCGCTTGCGTTCGCTATCAATCTGCTTGGCGTATTCGTCTGCCATTTCGCCCAGGTCGCACACTTCCCATGGGTGACTTTTGCCGCCTTTTAGCAATTGCAGCACATCCTTGGTCGTAGGGTTTGACCATCTGAAGACTGGCGGCGCTGTGCGACCTGTAGCGCTCACGCGTGTTGGTTTGCTGAACATGCGGCGCACCGTGTGGCCATTAATGTTGTGCGCGTAATCTATGACGTCTTCACCTCTCATGCCCATCCAGCCATAGCGCCCGCACTCGGCCAATACCCTGGCGCGCTGGTAGCCGACATCGAGGAAAGTTCGCTGTGGTGCCACATTAAACTCTTTACGCATGGCCTCGATATCATCAAATGACGTCAGGCGGCGGAAGGTTAGCAAGCGGCTTGCGCCTGTTTTTGACCAGGAGCGGCACACCGCCCAGAACTCCTCAAGGTAAGCTTGAACGTCGACGGTCAGGAATCGCGTTGCCTCATCTTCCCATTCAGCGCCTGGCTCATAGTCTTTTACAACCACCTTTTCAATGTCCACATGATTGGTTGCCTTCCATGGCTCAGCAAGGCGCAGGGTCACAAATTCGCGGAGCGGCTGAATATAGCCGGCGGCGGCGTGCTGCTTGGCACGCAAGAAATCAACCACTAGGTCCGCCCATGGCATCACTGATGGCGGCAATGCTAATTGATTGAACGAAAACGAGCGCACCCGTGGTGTTGGGTTGCTGTTGCTGGCCTGGTAGCCGCCGCGGCTCATCGCCCGCCAGTTGCCCTCGGTGTTGTCGTGGGCGTGGTCGCAATGTGGGCATACCATGCGCACTGTTTTGGCAACTTGCTCATAATCCCAAACGCCGTTTGGCTTGGTGGTGTCGTTGGCATCCCACCTCACGACCTCATAAAATGCCGGCGCAAATAGCTCATTGCACCCCAGGCAAACCAGATGCCAATGCTCACAAGTGCCAGCTTGAAAAGCGGCATCAAAATCGCTGCCTTCTTCTTCTGGCGTGCTGGCCAACCAATGTTTGCGGTTCCAATAGCGGGTGGTTCTTGCGCGGGCTCTAGCCAGCATACCTGGCCGCCAGGCGCTGACCTCATCACCAAATAGCCAACGGATGGACCAGGAGCGCAAAAAGTTGTTGTTTGCTGCGCCTAGCTTGAGCGTGCAGGTGTTAAGAAAAAGCTCTGTGTTAGTCTTGCGGTGGCGGTCGCGCGGGAACTGCTCGCGAATGGGTGCGCATGATTCAAGCATGGGCATCAGGCGCTCCTTGCTGAAATCCTTGGCGGCATCTTCGTCCTGCATGACCGTCATAGTTGGCCCAGGATGATTGGCGATTGCCCAAGCGGTGGCCACCTGCATGGATACGGTTTTGCCGGTTTGAGCAGCACAATTTAGCACCACCTCCTCAATGCTGGGGTCGGCAAAGGCGGCCAGCGGTTCAATCAACCACGGCGTCTCGCTAGCGCGGAATTGGTTGCCATAGGGCGATTCACGCAGGCGCACATGCTCAAGCGCCCAGTCAGGTATGGTCGAGGTGTCCTTCTCGGCAAATGCCACCTTGCAGCAATCTTTAATAATTCGCTGCATACTTGCTCAAGGCGTCCCTTACCTTGGTGTTATATTGGGCAATGATTGGCTGCGCCTCGGTTGGCGTCAGACCAGCTACAAGCGGCGGCAATTTGGCCTCTTGTTCATCCAGGTGCTTGGCGAACTCTTGGCAAATGGCCATGACGCCTGCTCGCACATCTTCGCGGTCCAGCACCTTGCCGCGCATTCCCTCAAGCTCAACGTCTAGCTTTTCAACCTGGCGGCGTATCTTCTCAACTTCATGCCATTCTTTGGTCCCTGGCAGCGCTTGGTTGCCGGCTTCGGTTTGGCGTGCTTCCAGCGCATCGCGCACATCTTGCGGCTTGTATAAGTGAGCGCCGCGCAAGCCCACCTTGGCCACTGGAACGCGCGCCAAGAAGTTGCGCGCCTCCGTCTGCGATACTTGCAGAAACTGCGCCACATCGTTGATGCCTACATGCTCAAGGCCTTTCCAAGTGTCTCTGTTTGTTTGGTTTGTCGATGTGGTCATGCGTTTCTTTCGTGCTCGTGCGCGGAAACC